ACCCTTCACCGTGAAACCAATCGACGCGCAGCTGATCGAAAACAAGAAATTTCAGATCGAGGACATCGCCCGAATTTACCGGGTGCCGCTACACCTGATCCAGAACCTGGACCGCGCCACCAACAACAACATCGAGCATCAATCGCTGGAGTTCATCATGTATACGATGTTGCCCTGGTTTAAGCGCTGGGAGGAAAACATCAACATGCAGCTCCTGACCCCGGCGGAGCGGCGGGCCGGTTATTATGTCGAGTTTGACCTTCGCGGCCTGCTGCGCGGCGACATGTTGAGCCGGGCCAAATCATACGCATCCGGCAGACAGTGGGGCTGGCTGTCAGTGAACGATATTCGGAAGCTTGAGAACATGCCGCCGATTCCAAACGGCGACCGCTACCTGGAGCCGGAGAACATGAGGGAGGCAGGCTCCCCGGAAAAGAACATCGAGAACATGACAACCGAGATAGTAAAAATGCTGAAGGAAGGAGGCGCCGAGACTTGAAATTCTGGAATTTTATCAAGAACAAAAAGACGGGCGATGTTGAACTCCGCATAACCGGCGAGATTATCGACGACAGCCGGGCATGGATTTACGAATGGTTTGGAGACCCCTATGCTTCACCGAATAAATTCCGTGAAGCCCTGGCCGAGCATAAAGGCAAAGACATCACCGTCTGGATCGATTCCATCGGCGGCGACGTATTCGCGGCGGCCGGTATTTATACCGCCCTGATGGATCACGATGGCGCCGTCACCGTAAAAATCGACGGCAAGGCATACTCTGCTGCTTCAATCATCGCCATGGCTGGCGGGCAGGTGCTTATGAGCCCCGGCAGCATGATGTTAGTCCACAACCCCTGGTCTTATATCGAGGGTGAAGCGAAGGATATGCGCCATGTGGCCGACATTTTAGACGAGGTAAAAGAGGCGATTATGAACATTTACGAGCTAAAAACCGGCCGGAGCCGCGAAGAAATATCGGCAATCATGGACGCTGAAACACCAATGAGCGCGACCACAGCCATCGAGGAAAAGTTTGCAGACGGTATGCTCTACTCCGAGGCCATCGAAGCGATGAAGGCGCATTTCGCCGCTACCTACCGCCCAATGATCCAGAATAGCTGGAACAAGTCAATCGAGAGAGCACTGGAACTGAAAAAGCAAACAAAGGTATCTGAACTGGAAGAACCCCCGGTCACCGGCCGGGTGTTTGATAAGCGCGTCAACGTGCGCGAAAAATCTCACAGGAGGTATGCAAAAAATGGATAAGCTACAGAAACTTATCGCCAGGAACGACGTGCTGTTAGGCGATATGCGCGCCCTGGTCGATAAGACGGAACCCCTCACCGAAGAAGAAGTGACGTCCTACGAGGCAATGGAAACCGAGTATGACGGAAACGAAAAGGAGATCGCCCGCCTCCAGGCCCTGGCCGACCGCGAAGCGAAGGCCCGCAAGCCCGTGAACACCCCCGCGGTGACCGTGGTGAGCGAACCTCTGCCGAGGCCGTACAAAAACCTGGTGGCACAGCTTGTTGACGTGAAGCTGGCAGCGCAAGGGGTGGTCAGCGAGAACCTGCTCAAGATTAACAACGCATCGGGCGGCAACGTCGGCGTCCCGTCCGAGGGTGGCTTTGCCGTGCAGACAGACTTCGCCGGCATGATCATGGATTCTGCCGCGAAGGCGGGTAACATCCTGCCCCTGGTTGACAGCTACGAAGTGACCGACGGCTCAAACTCCGTCAAATGGGTGGACATCGACGAGGATAATGTTTCCGAGACCGTTTTCGGCGGCGTGCGTGTCTATTGGGCCGCCGAGGCCGCGGAAGCGATAGCGTCACACCCGAAACTGGCAGAGAAGGAGCTGAAACTTGAAAAGCTCATGGGCCTTGCTTATGCGACCTATGAACTTGATGCCGATTCCAGCTTTATCAATACCCTTTACACCCGTGCTTTTTCACTGGCTATTCAGCGCACCCTGGAAGGGGCGATTGTGGCGGGTGACGGATCGGGCAAACCGCTCGGATTTTTAAACGGAGCCAACCTTGTCACGATTGCTAAGGAAACCGGGCAAAAAGACGGCACGGTTATCTGGAAAAACCTTTCCAAGATGTATCACCGCATCCTGGATAAGTCAAAAGGTGTATGGCTGATGCACCCCGATGCAGCCGAGCAGCTTGACTTCCTGGAATTTCCTGTCGGCACCGGCGGCGTGCCTGTCTACCTGCCCGCTGCGGCCGCCGGCAGCATCGACACCCTGCGCGGCAAGCCGATTGTGGAGAGCGATCACTGCTCCGCTTTGGGCGCTGCGGGTGACGTGAACTTCGTGGATCTGTCGCAGTATATGCTGGCCTACAAGGGCGGCGTAGACGCGGCGACTTCGATTCACGTTGCTTTTCTAACCGCCGAGAACTGTTTCCGCTTCATCTTCCGCGCTAATGGTATGCCGAAGCGGAACAAGGCGCTCACTATCAAAAATTCCAACAACCAGCGCAGCTCCTTCGTGGCGCTGGGAGCAAGAACATCGTAAGGAGGGATACAACAGATGAGACTATCTGAAACCAACGGTATTGTTTACGTGTTTAAGCCCGGCAATCACGGGGGTGGTATTAAGGGCGACAGCATCAACACCAAATATTGCACCCACGTCACTTTCCTGCTCCAGCTGGCGGGACTGACGGATAACGGCAGCGCCGGCGCAGTGCTGACTGTCAAGTCCGGCGCTGGCGCCGGCACCGAAACCACGGCAGAAAAGTTCTACTACAGGACTGCGGGCGCTGCCCAGGGTGCTGCCGGGGCGGATGTATACGCCGCCGAAACCGGTGTGAAATCCCTGGAGCTGCTTAAGGCAACCTTCGAAAACAAGCTCCTGATCGTCGAAGTCCCCGTGGCCGAGCTGACCGAGGGACAACCCTGGATCACCCTGTCCTTGAGCGATGCGGGAACCGCCGCAAACGCTTCTTGTGTGGCCATCCTCTCCGGCATGAAATACAAGGCAAATCAACCGCCTTCTTCGATTTAGCCTGACCGGGGCCGCCCCCTTAATCCGGGGCGGCCCTGTTAATTAAAGCGGAACCACCGCTATAAACCCTAACAGGGTATGGAGAAAGGAGAATGTTAAATGCCAGTTGCAAATGTGGGATCTAGATGGGAAGATGGCAATCTAATATTTTTTTCCAAGCTGACCGGACAAGAGATCCTGATCTTTGACGCGGAGGAAGGGAGGCTGGTCCTGCCTGACGGCTCCGGCATCGAAGCAGACGGTGATGCTTTTATCGTCACCGAACCTGATGGCGAAACTATCGAGGTTGGTGAGGGCAAGCTGCAGACTAAGGGCGAGACCAATGAGATCACGGTTGGAGATGGTGACGAGGGAACCCTGGTCCTCACTATCACCAACGGCCTGATTACCGACATTAAAGAGGGCGGTGAATAACCATGGCCGTCACCCTTCTCTCCGGCTCGACCCCCCGCTATATCGGCACCGTAACTGAACGAACCAATATGGACCCGCTGCCGGCTGTCGGCGCTGAATTTTTCGAGAGCGACACCGGCTTGACATATGTATTCTGCGGCGGGACAACCTGGACTCTGAAACTCTATCCCGAAGAGGCACCAATCTAAGGCGGTGATAACATGGCCCTGAAACTGATCGAGGCGCCGGAAATCGAGCCGGTGACGGTAGACCAGGCGATAAGGCACTTAAACGAATACGCGGAACCGGTCGATGAGCCGGAACCCGAAGATCTAGAGGGCGAAGAACCCGAAGGCGAACCGGAACCCCCGGAAGAGCCTGAACCCGTGGACGCGCTGCGGGAACACATTGCCGACCTGATCGCCACCGCCCGGGAATCCTGCGAAGAATACCAGAACCGCGCCTATCTTACACAAACATGGGAACTCTGGCTCGATTGCTGGCCGCCGATTATCACCATCCCCCGCCCGCCGCTGCAGAGCATCGAATCAATCAAATGGTATGACACGGCCAACGTGGAGCACACCATTGAAGCGGCGGACTACTTTGCCGACGTGAACAGCGAACCGGGCCGTGTCCTGATGAACCCCGGCAAGTCCTGGCCTGCGGGGCTGCGCCCGGTCAGTGGAATCTGTATCACCTTTACCGCTGGCTACACCGAAGCTGCCAATGTCCCCCGGCGCGTCAGGCAGGCGATCCTCCTTCTCGTTGCCGAGTGGTATCTCAACCGTGAAGCAACGAGCCTGACCGGGAAGGGCGGCGCGGAGAAATTCAACCGCGAGATTCCTTTCGGCGTGACTCGCCTGCTCGATTATGACAGGGTGGTGCCGGTATGATCAAATCTGGAGAACTACGGCACCGCGCCGAAATCCTGAAGCCCAAAGCAGGCACGAACACCACCGGCAACCCGAAGGAAGAATACGAAACCTTCAAAACAGGCGTCCCCGTCGGATTCCAGAAAGCCCCCTGGGGGCGAGAATTCTGGGAAGCGCAGGCGCTGCATGGCGTGAGCGTCCGGCGCCTGATGATGCGCTACATGCCCGGTATCCGGGAGGACATGCTGATCAAGGTAAACGGCAGGACATACTCAATCATCCCGCCGATTGACAACGTGGCCGATTTGAACCGCGAACTGGTGCTTATTGTTAAAGAGGTGATCTGATGAAGTATCCCGTTATAAAGCGATTTACCTGCAAGCTGGACAGCCGCCGGTATAAACCCGGCGACACATACGAAACGAGCGACCCCGAGAGGGCCGCTTTTTTGATCGACATGGGGCGGATCGGCCCGGCGGCAGAGGCACCCCCCGATGAACCCATTCACGTCGGTGGAGGCTGGTATCAACTTGCTGACGGTCGCAAGGTGAGGAAATCCGAACTGCCGGGCGGTGAGTAACTATGCCCGTCGAAACCACCTTCGAAGTCGAAGGCATGGACGAATTTATCGACACCGTCGACAAAATGATTGAGGGCATCAAGCCGGACAAGATCGAACCGGTCCTGGACAAAGCCGCCGGAAAAATCGCGAGAGAAGTACGCGCTCGCGCTCCTGTTGGCCCGACCGGGAACCTGAAAAGAGCCGTCAAAAAGAAGAAGCTGCAGCGCTGGTTCGGCAGCCCTGCTCCCGTCATCGTGGCAATCGACAGGAAAAAAGCGCCTCATGCCTGGCTGGTGGTTCATGGCACGTCCGGTGTCCGCAGGGTGGACCCGCCGCAGATGGTCAAAATCGGCGGGCAACCTGCGCTGATTACCCAGACCGGCATCATGCCGCCGAATCGCTTTTTCTCCGAAGGCATTGAGGCCAAGCAGGGCGAGGCGCTCTCAACCATCGAGAAGGGTGTCGAGAAAATTCTGGAGGAGGCGATGAAGTGAACATCAAAGTCGAAACCGCCAAGCGTCTCCTGGCTGTAACCGCTTTGGAAGCGATCACTGGCACCCGAATCTATCGCGGCAACCGCCTCCCCCGGAATCAGTCCTTGCAGCCGCCGCACGTGATCATCTGGCAGCTCTCAAAGTCTCCACGCTACGACCACGACGGCTATTCTGGCCTGACCGATGTGACATTGCAAATATCCTGCTTCTCGCCGGACCCCGATCAGGCCGACACGATGGCTGCCCTGGTCCGTGCCTCAATGGAATCCTGGCCGACGGAATCCGTCGATATTGACAGCGTGTTTATCGAGGATGAATCCGAAAACTTTGAGCAAGAAACCGCGATCCACCACGTCGCCTTAGATGTGGCGATTGCCTATCATGAATAAGGAGGTTTAAGCATGACCGAAGTCGCACGCAAGACCCACGGAACCAAACTGAAGCGCGGTGACGAATACGTTGCGCGGCTCTTAAATATCAGCCCCCCGGAACTCTCACGGGATGACATCGAGGTAACCGATCACGATTCGCTGGACAGCACCAAGGAGTTTATCCCCGGCCTGAAAGACGGCGGGGAGGTATCAGTCGAGGGCCACCTGATCCCGACCGAAAGCACCCAAACGTCACTCCTGGCCGCCGTAGACCTTGACGAACCGGAAGCCTGGACCATCGAATTCCCTACGGTCCCCAAACTGTATATCAGTTTCATGGGTTACGTCAAGAATTTCAAAGTCGGCGATGCTCCGGTTGACGGCGTGATGACATTCACGGCCGCCATTAAAGTCACCGGCAAACCCGAAATCCTTACCGACGAATCCGCAGGCCTCTCCACCCTGGTCCTGACCGGCTCCGACAGTGGCGCCCTGGATCTGATGCCGGCCTTCGACAACGGCGTTTACGAATATTTCGCCGTTGCTGCCAACGCAGACGAGACTGTCACCGTGACCCCGACTGGCGCGGATCACACTATCACAGTCAACGGCGCGACCGTCCCGACCAGCGTCGAATCCGGTCCGATTGCGCTCACAGCCGAGGAGACGACCACCATCACAGTCAAAGCGGCAGAATCCGGCGCGGCCCCGGTGACCTACGTCATTAAGGTCTACCGCGAGGGGGCGATCTAAATGAACGGAGTTGAGATCGAACTCGGAGGCAAGTCCCGGCGGCTGCGCTATGATTTCAATGCCATCGCCGACATAGAGCAGAAGGCGGGGCTCGGTATTGGTGCCCTGTTCGATGAGAACCGGGCGGGGCTTAATTCGCTCCGCCTGCTCATCTGGGGCGGGCTAAAGTGGCAGGAACGCGGCCTGACCGTCGAGCAGGCCGGGCAGATCGTAGGTGACTACCTGTCCGGCGGCGGCACATTAGAGGGGCTGATAGCTAAGGTGCAGAGGGCGTTACAGCTATCCGGCGTCATTGACTTCGGGGAGGCCAAAGAAGAAGAGGGAAACCTGACAGCGGAGACGGGATAACCGATCTCCGCCTCTCTGACAATATCCCTGAGAGAGAGAAGGCCGCATACAGGATCGGCTTGAAGCCCTGGCAATTCTGGCGGATGACACCGGCGGAATTCTTGCTTTACGCCGAAGGCTATCAATGGCGGGATGAGCAGGTGTGGCAGCGTACGGCCTGGCAGACG